CATTGAGTTGTTGGTCAAGCTGCAAACCTGTTTGGATAGCGCCCAGAGCAATGTTGTCACCAATCTGGCTAACTTGCAAACCCATTGAATACTGGTTACTCAACAATTGATTACGCAAAGTTTCTAGTTGAGAAGCAGCTTGCGCTGCGCCCACTCCGCCTCTGTTAGCAATTTGTTGATTAAGTTGAGCCTGAGCTGCTTGATAGGCTTGCATAGACGCAGGAGACAACTCGCCTCTTAATGCTGCACCCGTTAATGCTTGGCCTTGAACTTGGTAAGGTTGTGCGATTGCTTGCTCTTGAGCTGTTGCAGCTTGAACTTGTTTTGCACCTTGTTTTGCTCGTGAAACACCTGCCAAGCCTAATGCACCCGTCAAACCAAGTCGAGCAAGTTGGTCAGTACTTAAACCAGACAATAATTTTTGTATGGCTGAAGGCTGTTCAGGCAAAGCCGCTGCCGCCTCTGGAGTCGGCCCAGTTGTCGGAGCCGCAGGGAATCCAAGTTGTGTTGACAACTGCTGGTCAGTTAATACGGGCTGCTGCGGAACAATCCCTGCTGTGCCTGTGCCTAGTTGTGTTGGGGAAATAGGCACATTCAGACCTTGATAGTCGGTCAAACCGTAGCCCAATTGTTGAGCTGCTGCTTGCTGTGTTGGGCCTTCTGTCGGCTGCGCTCCCGGAAAAACGGAAATTTCTGGGGCGGGGGAAGGGGTTACCAAACCTCCACCACCAGCGTCAGACCCACCGGCTTGTACATTTACAACGGGTTCAGAAGTGACGGTTGTTGGCGTAGAAACTTGCGTTGTAGGTGTTTCTACTAACGGAACATCTTCAAATTCCAGCAATCCTGTCGCTGGATTTCGTGACCCACGACCCCCTCTGGCCTTCAATAAAGCGGCTTCTTTAGGGGTAATGTGAGCCAAAACAGTGTCTTTTCCACGACCTTGCTTCTCTAACATCTTAGCTAGAGATGCCATGTCCGTTTGTAGTAGTCTTGCTAACTGTGCCATTATGCTGCTCCCGTGCTGCCGCCTGTATAACGTAAAGATTCTACGTTCCAAGTACCTTTTTTGCCCTCTTGACCCTGAGAGCCAAATATCGGGCCACCTATATCGCCAACATTCAATACCTGCGCCAGCGCAGACGAACCTGGTGTCGTAGAAGTTGGAGTCGCAGACGTTGTTGTTGCGCTTGTAGTGCCCGCTGGTTGTCCTTTTGCTGTAGGAGAAGTAGGAGGGCTTATAAAATCAGTTGCCAACTTGCTGATTCCTAGTCCAGCAAGAGTTTTTTCTGGGCCAGATTCACCGGGGAACAACGCACTTGTAAGACCACCCGTCAAGCCCCCAATTTCAGCACCACGCAAAGATTGTTTTAAGTTTTGACCAGACAACTCGCTACCTAAAAATCCGCTGGCTGCACCACCAGCAGCACCACCCGCTACCTGACCTGCATACTGAGAACCCGTTAAACCAGCAACGCCGCTAGGCAATTTTTCTGCTGCCGTTTGAGTAACTTGTCCTGTAACGGGGTCAATAGTCTCTACCGGCGCACCTGCTAGTTGTCCACCAACCGCACTACCCACCGCAGAGCCTACACCCCCAGAAACAGCTCCTTCAGCGCCAGCCTTTAAAATGCCGCCTAAATCTTTGCCTTGTACGGCAGCATTAACTGCGCTAGTTGTGCCAGACACCGCTGCTGCACCCACAGTCGCTGCACTAATTCCGGCCTCTGCCGCAGCCGCCGCAGTTCCTGTTGATTCCAAAATAGCCGCCCCGATTTCTGGGCCAGCAACAAAAGAAGCCGCAACTGCGACCACATCCACGATTATTTTTGCTGACTTGCCCATTACACTTTCCCTTCCTTTACCAACTGCTCTGTCAATTTGCCAGCGGTAATGGCTTTTGCTATCAATTGGTAATCAATTACACCGGGTTGGATTTCTTCAGGTTGAACCAATCCTTCTTTCAGCGCAACTTGTATTGCCATTGAATACATGGTCTTATCTTTTAGGGCCATGCTTGCGTACTTGCCCGCTTGAATAACTTCTTGAGGGTTAACCTTTGTTTGGACAATGATGCGGCGCAAACGCTCTTTTGCTTGCTCAACACTGTCCGTTTGCTTGGGCACACCTTTTTGCCGCACAGCATCCATCACAGCCATGTCTTGCTGTTTCTTCTTCTCTTTAGGTTCTAGTGGACTACCGGGAGGAGCAATAGCTGGCATGATGTTCCTGCAAATTAAGATGTTAAATTCAGTGCAGCCGCAATCTGTTCGTGAATGTAGAGGTGACTTGCCAACCAATCATAAAAGTCGGCCTCATTATTAAAATCCACATCCAGCATGTTAAATGGATTGTTCAGTCCTAACAAGTCGGCAAAAGCCTGATGTTCTACTTGGTGAGCCAACAGCCAATCGTCTAAATTAGCTGTGTTTGCATCTGTTATCGGAAAAATAGGGACGCTGATACCGCTGTCCATGAACGTCTGTTGAAACAATTTGTGTTGTGTGCCGTTTTCAAACAAAAACGCTTGCAGGGACTCATCGTCCCCAAACCGCACCATCGACAAAGTGTTCATGTCCATGTTAAATACCGTCGCCCGGAGTGATGTAAACGACTGCTGTTCCAGAAGCGGTAATCCCAGTGAAGTAAGCACTAGGAGCAAAAGACATAATTTCATCCGTACCGGGCAACAAAGGCACTGACGTCCCGGTGCTGGTCACTACTACCGCATTGCTTGTTGCGTTAGCGGATGATGTTCCGCTGCCCAAGAACACTGTCACGCTACCAGCGTTCAATATACGGTATTGATTGCTGCTCAAGCCGTTAGATACCGCTTGGACTGGGGTTGGAACAGAGCCAGACACATTTGCAGTAAATGTGACCGTGTTTCCATTGGGTAAAAAAGCATTGGGGTTCATACAAATCCTTTATAAAAAGTATCTCTTTGTCTTTCGTCTGGTAAATTTAACTGATGCCGCTAAAAAGTTCTCAAATTCCCAGTTGGTATTGTTTCCACCATCAACATTACCGTTAGAACCCAAGGCCAACCAGATAGCGCCACCAACAGCGTTTATGTCTTTAATTGTTAAATTGTTTACGCTGACAGTGCCCGAGGCTTGGCTTAGAGTAGCTTGAGTACCTGCCGTGGTGCTTTGCAAATACTTTTGAGTTGCTCCAGACGTAGCAAAAGACCCCACCGTAGACGTTGCACTAGCTTTGAGCTGCACTGTTCCATTTGTGATAAGAAAAGAACGGGTGGAACCTTGTGTCAGCGCATCTTGAAACGCAAATGTGCCACCAACACCATTAAAAGTTAATGGGTAATCTAAAGTTACACCGTTAGTTGTAATTTGTTGAGTTCCAGATGTACCAGCAAATGTAGTTGCATTAGTGCCTGAGCTATTAGTTGCGCTTGAAGCAAGCGTTAAATTGCCATAAATAGTTCTAGCTGAGTTAGGTACTGTGCCAGTAAACCCTGTGAAATTAAGCGAGTTGTAAACTGCGGAAGAATCTGTCAGGGTGTATGTTCCAACTGTGTAGTTGAAATTTAAAGCCTGAGCTGCGGACAACGCACCAGTTGTTACAGTTGTTGCAGTAGCGGAATTGTTAGAAATATTAACAGTTGGAGTTCCTGTATAACTAAAATTAGTAACCGTCCCTGTATTCCAAACTGTCCCAGAACCTGTAATTGTAATAGCTCCTGTACCAAACAATATAGTTCGAGTATTACTATTACTAGAAGAAAATAAACCAGTAGTTAGAGTTTGGTTGCCGCTATTACCTGTTAAGTCTAAAGTGCCAGCCGTTAGCGTAAAGGTACGAGTAGACCCCATTGTTAAGTTGTCTTGTAATTGTAGAGTGCCACCTGCGCCGCTTTGAGTAATGGGAAAATCTAATGTTTTACCTGCGGTTGTTATTTTTTGCGTACCACTAGTACTAATAAAAGACATTGCACTAGTTCCAGCATTAACCGTCATGCCGCTATTTAAAATTAAATTTCCGTATAGCGCTTTTACATCATTATTTAATGTTCCAGAAAAACCAGTAAAATCTAATGTTTGATAATTATTATTTCCAACTCCTGTGCCAATAGTATCTGTACCAGCAGTGATATAAAAACTTATAGCCAGAGAAGAGCTTACGCCGCCGACGTTAATAATTCTTGTGCCCGTGCCACCAGAATAATTTAATTCAACCCTTGGAGTTCCAGAATAAGTTAAATTTGTAGATGTAAAAGTATTCCAAACTGTTAAATTATTACCAGTGCAAACAATCTTTCCTGTACCATAATTAAGAGTTCTTGTATTGCTGTTGTTTGAATTAAAATTTAAACAAGTTAAAGTATTAGAACCTAAAGCCAATGTTCCAAGAGTAAGAGTAAAAACTCCACCCATTGTATGATTTGCGCCTAATGTTAATCCGAGATTAGAACTATTTAAAGTCGCAATTGAGCAAGTAGACCCACTTGCAGTTGTACAAGTTCCTGTACCTGAGTTAGCATCAAATATTACAGTATCAGCAGACGTGGGGGGGCCACTACCGCCTGCTCCACCCGTGCTAGTAGACCAGTTTGTCTTGGTAGTTCCGTCCCAAGTTCCGTTTCCGCTTACCCAATAGTAAGTAGCCATAATTTATTTTTAATTTAAGGAATTGTTTCAAGACTATTAGCAGTCGCAGCCCAAGCATTATTAGCCATCAGGTAACGAGGAACTCCCGTAGTGTTAAACGCAAATTGGCTTGATGTAATATTGATGTAATTGTTGCAGCAATAAAAATTGCTAATTTGCGAATAAGCTGTTTCTTTGTCGATGAAATAACTCATTGTTCCAACGTCAATTTTGTTCGAATCAAGATACAAAATTGACGTAATTCCATCCGCAACCGTGGCTGCCCCCGTTAATTTTGAAATCATGGCTTTAGGCCAGGGCGCTGTAATAGTGGATGGATTTGGCGTCATAGGGCCATAAAATTCATTTCCGATTAAAATAAGTGAATTTACTTGCCAATCCAATTTCCACATTTGAGTTGCATATAGCGCATCTACCGCACTGTCCACATAACACGCAGTCATTCGCATATTGCTGTTGACTAGATAGTTTGTAAAACAAAAATTTAAGCTACTCATATTGCGGCTGTAAATTTGAAGATTGTTCAGGAAAATATCCATGTTCCTGAGTTCCTTCCAAACTGTTGTGCTATTTGCGCCAGTTGACGGAACGGGATAAGTTGGAGCGTTTTGAATGTTGACGCCGTACAACGTGCCACCATCAATCGAAAACAGCAAACGACCTGTTGTGTTTGTGGAATAGTTTGAGGCAAAACCCATCCACAATTGGTACATATAAGTATTGTAAATTTGAATTGCCCCGTAACCTTTATCAAACACATTTGCAAATGTTCCATAAGTTACGTCTGTCCAAGTGTCAAAAACACTCATGTCAACATCAATGCCATCAGAATCCGAACCAGTATTTACTTTAACAATACCTGTTCCGCTTCCGTTTTCAACATAATCGTTGCCCCATGAAAAAATTGAACCTTTTTGTGGGGAACCTAAAAACCAGCAGTTACGAACTTTTACGCTGATTGCAGCAGCTTTAAAAGCAATAAATGCTGTTTGAAATTGCAATGTGCTAGAACCAAAATCGCTAGCTGGACGCCACACAAAAGACAAATTTTCGTAAAACGCTTGTGTTGCATTTCCCGTGTAATTTTGATTGTCTTTGACCATCCAAATCATGTCGGCTGCACTTGCGCTACCTAACGTTATTTCATCACGAATCAAGGTTGACAATGGATTAGAACCTGATTCTTCGCCACGCATTAGCGTGCCATTGGCAACGTTTATAGTGCCAGCGATAACATAATTTCCGCGAGGAAAAAACATCTCAATCGGGCCTCGTAATGGTGCATAAGGGGTTCCGCCAGCAATACCAAATGACATAGCAGTAGAGCAAGCATTTATAGCATTTGTATCGTCTGTTGTATTGTCGCCTTTGGCGCCAAACCATTTAACGCTTACAGGCGAGCCAAAAATACAAGTTGAACCAAATTTAAAAGGAACTGTTGTGCCTGGTAAATTTGTAGGTGCAGTTGCGCTATAAGAAAATATTTGGTTATCTAAAGGAGCGTCAATAGAGCCATCTAAAATAACAGCATTACCGTTTGTGCTAGAAGTAGAAAGAATTATGCCATCTACTTTAATGTCATTTAATGTAAGAGCTTGGCATTTATAGGTTCCAGCAGGAAAATATAAAATAGCTCCAGCAGCTACAGCAGCCGTATTTGCTGCAATAATAGCGGCAGAATCATCTGTCGAACCATCACCAGCAGCACCAAAGTCTTTAACACTAATAGTTTGTTGCAACTTAGATTGAACCGTAGTCGTTACTGCACTTGTACCTCCCTCTGTATAACTAATGTTAGAAGAAGAAGATAAAGTCGTAAAATTTGAATCCAACTCGGACAACGGAATTGGGCCTGTTTGATTAGCAAATGTGTATGGAATTGTCATGTTAAAACCTTACTCGTAATTCATGTTCAAATTCAAACGTATTAAAAACCAGACTTGGTGCTTGAGTCTGAACTGTTAACCCCAAATACTTTCCCCACTGTGCTGCATCAGATTTATATAAATAGTATCCAGCACCAACAACACTTTGCCACTGCACAATTTGTGAAGACTGATTAGTCCACGATACATTTTGTTGCGAATTGTTTACCCAAAGAACAGTAGTACTTGCACCTAAAACATAAGTTGGGCTACTTCCTTGCTCTGAATCCACCGTTACATTTAAAGGCAATCCAGCGTTGTTTGACGCCTCTATAGCAAACTTTAATGCTTGCTTAGTACGGATGGGGTCACCCATAGGCAACAAGGCAGTCTGGACGTAGCTATTGATGTTGCTAGTTGTATCGTTATAAAAACGCAAGAGCTTTGTGCCATCTGTGCCAAATATAGCCGTCTGTCCAGCAATGGGAGCAGAAGTGATGTAGAAGATGTTGTCACCCTGGCTGGTGAAGAACCATTTCTTCTCAAAAAACACGGCTTGCATGTAGCGAGGGCCGTTTTCTACACCGTTCGTTCCTGTGTACTGGAAGTTAAACGCTGCACACAAAATGTTGTTAATCAACACTTGACCTGCCGAAACATTGGCAGTTTCAAAGTTAATACTGGTGAAAATTCCGTCCAGCGCATCTGAAATCTTGGATGTTGTCGAGCCGACTAAAGCATAAATACCGTAGTTGTTCATCAACAAAATAGAACGGAAGTACGGAAAAATAGCGTAGGTCAACTTACTGCCGACAGAAGCAGACACGTTGGTGTTGGTGAACAGCGTTGAGCCTGTGCTGGTTACTCGCACATCTGAGAAGACGTTGATAGAGTCGTCCCCAAAGATGTACAAGAAATTGTTTGCCGACAGTATTCGAGTAATGTTGGCGTGAAGCGTAGAGTCTGTGAGGGTAACGCTACCCGCAGAAACGCTTGTAAAGTCGCTTACCGACCCCGCAGCAGAGTAGTAAACCGTTCTACCCTGCGCCAACCAAACACGGCCCGAAAATGAGTCTATACCTACAGTTGGATTGACTGTAGGAACTAATGTGGCAGTAGCGTTCGAGCCGCCGCCACCGGAAATAGTGACGTTACCCGTTGTATAGCCTGTACCAGGATTCGTAATAACAACTTGGGTAACTTGACCGCCAGAAATGATGCCTGTCGCCGCAGCATTTGCTCCATCACCCGCAATGGTGACAGTTAAGTTGGCAGAGTTTGAATAGCCTGTGCCTCCGTTAGTGACTGCAATAGCCACTGACCCTGTTCTAAACGTAATCAGCTCGGCTACCGCACTGGCATTAGCCCCGCCACCGCCGGAAAAAGTAACTGTTGGCGCTGCTGTATACCCCGACCCTGCATTTGTAATTGCAATGGCGGTTATAGAACCTGTATCAATCGTTGCGTTTGCTGCTGCACTACTGCCACCACCACCCGTAATGGTGACGCTTGGAGGGCTTGTGTAGCCCGTTCCTGCGTTAGTTATGTTGATAACTGCGACATTACCGGCAGAGATACCTGCTAAAGCAGTGGCTTGAGTACCTGTGGATAAGTTTGGTGCAGAAATAGTAACAGTAGGGACAGAAGTATATCCAGCACCGGGATTAGTAATACCAATGCTAGTGATACTTCCTGCTCCTGTTGTAATAGAGCAGATAGCTGTTGCCTGAACGCCATTAGACTGATTTGGTGCAGAAATTTTAACAACGGGAGCAGTCGTGTAATGGTCGCCGGGATTAACAATACCTATCAATCCTACCGAACCAATAGATAAAAGCGATGTTCCGTCCCAAGTGAAGTATCCGAGCAGCGGGTCACCAATGATAGCGTACTCGTTATTCCACTGTGATGCAACCATCTTGCCTGTCGCAGTAAACGTCCCTGCTGGCGCAATCGTGCCTTTAGTAAGCGTATCTATGTTGACGTACTCAGCACTGCCATCAGACTCAAAAGCAATGATGTAATCATTTAGCCCGATGTTGACGCTAAAAAGATTGGTGACAGTGTGAGAAAAAGTAATGCCCAAATCAAAAGAAGTGGGCACAACTTTGAGGTTGCCAAAGCCTATTGGCTGAACATTTTCTAACCAGGAGAATTCGTCTTCACCGATAGCCGTGCGGTTCGCCTTGGTGTCAACACCTTTGAACTGCTTGATAACCTGATAGGATTTTCTTTGCTCTGCTGCTGCCATATCAGTACGGTGTGCTGTACGGGTCTGGCATCCTGCGAGTGTAGGTTGATACCAGAACCGCTTGTGTGTGTTTCAAATACTCTTGCTTAAAGATTTCAGCTTCGCCAAAGCTCTGCTCGTAATACTTAGCAAGATAAGCTGCATAGTATTGAACTGGTGTGTAATACGGGTCGTTAATACTGTCCACATCATTGAGATTAACCAATTCAGTTGGCAGCACAACCGTATCAAGTTCAATCGTATAAACTTGGTCTGGTACGGGAGCAAGATAAGTTTGGCCTTGCCCGTAGTTGCTAAACGCTATGGGCCGACCAATGTAGTTTTGCCAAAAACGCAACTCAGCGTTGAACTGCGTCCACGGCAAATACCGCTGCGGGACACGAGTATTGCCCCAGTAGAGGTTGATGTTAATAATGTCTAAAGTCTGCAATCCTTGAGGCAAGCACGACCAGTTGATAACTTCAGACGGCCCTGCATACTGCAACTCAACCGTGCCGCTATAAAACGGCGTTGACGGTGGATAATTGGTGTTGCTTGAAGGATAAGGTGGGGCCGTGTTACTGAACACACCGCCAGAATTTAAGACTTTATAAATGTAAATGTTGTAAACAACATAGTCACCAAGTGCAGGTGTGCCGCCAGCAGTCCAAAAATAAGGAGCAGGGCCACCAGCAACCGGCGTGGTTGGTGTAGTTGTTACTTGAATTTGCCGCAAACACCCCGTATCACGAACGATACGTTCTCTAGCCGTATTGATGTAGCTAGTTAATTGAGGGTTGGTGTAAAAGTTTGCGTTAGCATCATGCAGAAGCCATCTGACTTGCGTGATGTAGCCCTGCAAAGTTTGAGAAGCCATGTTGTCCCCATAGTGTTAGGCAGTGTTGACGTTTCCCCCCACCTTCTTTGCAGAAGGCAGAGGTACTCTTTCAACCACCGGGGATAACGAGTGGTTTTTTCGAGGAGGTTCGTCAGAAATGAGAAATTTAGACAGAATTTTGTACCCGTTAGGAATGTCGAGGTTGGTATTGACCAAACCCAGACGAATCATGTGGGGTTCTTTGTTCTGCTCTCCGTAACCAAATAAGTGACGAGCAGCCTCTTCAGGTATTTCTACCGTTTGGCCTACTGGGAAGTCATAAGGCTTGAAAGCGTAATCAAACCGAATGGGTTTTTCCCAAGTGTTCGTCACATATTTGATGTTCATTCTTAGAAGCTCACAACATCGCCATAGATACGGAAATCAACCGTGTTGCTATTGGCAGAGACGTTATTGACGTTGACGTACAGTGCTTGTGTCGTATAACCAGAAATGCACACATTGCCGCCCGTGATGGGCAAGTCTTGGAATGTGTTCACACCAGTAATACTAGAAAGCACCGTATTGGCAACAACTACGTTGGAGATATTGCCATCATTAGAGGTTGTGATGGAGACGTTAGCCCCCGCCAGACTACCAGATGGATTGACCACCGAAATACGGCGAACAATTACGCTACCAGAGTTAGCTGTAGCCAACCCTTTTGTCAAACCACCCGAGACGAATGGCAAGGCAATAACAGCATTACCAGCCGCATTAACGGTTTGGGTAGCGGCAATAGCAATACGAGCTTGTCCGAACGAGTCAAGGTAATACTGTGAGACTGAATCGGGATTAGCCATTATTGCTCTCCTTACGAAGTGTAAGTGCCAGAAACAGCTTGTCCACCGTTCGGGCCATACAGAGTGATGGTCGCAGAGGTGTTGGAAGCGTTAGCGTACACGTTCACGCCGTCAGAAATAACCAAACCTGCGCCAGTGTTGGCGGCAATGATGGTCACAAAAGACAATGCGCTTGCGTTGTTGGAGGTGTTAAACGTGATAGACACGTTTGCTGTGGGAACAACTTGCCAGACACCAGCGGGAACAACAATACCTACAGAAGTAGATGTAAAGGTCGAGATTGTTGTTTGTTGGTAATACGCGCCAGCGGTGTTGGTGACGTTATTCGAACCAGCAAGTATGACTTTATTGACTGATAATGACATGACTACTCCTTATAAAGCAATAGAGTTGTAGCCCGTCACCACTGTCATTGACTTGGGCTTGGTAGAAACCAACTCCGCAATCATCAACACAGCACCCACATAACCGATTTGCCAGTTAGGAAGGGTGGACTCAAAACCTGTAAACACAAACGAACCTTGCTCGTGGATATACAAGCTCAGATAGTTAGTGTTCAGCAAGTACAGAGTACCTTCTGGGCAATAGGGGTCAGCATAGATTGGCACACCAGCAACCATCATGGCACGGAAAGCAGCTTGAGGGCCGTTAGGGTCGCTATCAAAGCCAGTACCGGGGGTGATGACGTATTGCTCTTGACCAACAAAGTCTTGAGCCAGCAGAGTCCAAGTACCGAAACCAACCACACCGAAGGTAGGCACTTCTGCGCCGTACTTCACTGTGCCAGAAATGTATTGCAACACGTTCTGACGAGTGGGGTTGACGTTACCTGCTGCGTACGACTTAGACTGCCACCATGCGTAAGTTGAACGGTTAATGTTGCCGTATGTGCCGGAGCTAGAAACTGCGGCTGGCAAACCCGTAAACTGTTGGGTGTTAGTGCTGTTGTTGTAGATAGAGGTTGCCATTGCGTCCATCATGACGTTGGTGGCATCATTCATGCGAGCCTCAATCAGAGGAATAATGGCGGCGTCTTGTTGAACTGCACCTTCCATCCCGAGGAACGGAACTGGAGCAATCATCAGTTTCAAGTCAAACTCGGCGTTATACGCACCTTGTTGGACTGAAGGCTGATTGAAAGAGCCTGAGTAATCCGACCATTGAGCGTTCACAAATTGCGAACCCTGCACTGGCACGGTAACTGAAGAAATACCGCCGGAGGCCATTTGACTGTTAGCAATCAAGGCCGCCATCAGCGGAGTCGAGTTGTAGATTTGTACGACAAGTTTCGGGATAAAAGCCCTACGGGTAACGTACGTCAACTCCGTATATTGCTGTGACCCACTTGCCGGAACGATACCGCCACCAATAGGCATAATTTATCTCCGATTAAAAAATATCCCCTGTTTTACAAACCAATGGGCCGTGGATTTCTCCGCAACTCATTAAGCGCCTTTGAAGCCTCTTCCCGTGCTGCACCAATAGGATTCTTGTAATACTTAGCCAAATCAAATTGTTTGATAGCACTTGGGTTGTAGCCAGTAGGTGTTGGTGTGGCTGCTTGTTGCATCCAGGCCCAATACTTAGCGGCGGCTTCGTGATTGGTAATGCCTTCATCAAGCATTACTTTTTCAATAGCTTCAACATCGGACTCAGACCTAGCCAGACCTTTTTTCATCAAGCTAGTACGTCTTTTGTCCAAGTCTTCTAGAGCCTCTTTCTCACGGAGTTTGGCTTCTAGTTCTTCGACACGCTTATAAGCAGAAGACACCGCTTTTTCGGTGTGGTGTTTAACGTCCAGCTCGGGAATGTTCAGATTAGGCCGCACCTTCTTGGTCAGCATTAAAAATGCTTCACGAGTAGATGGGTCTTCCGACATTTGTCGGGCCAGAGCAGCCAGTTCATCACGGGCTTCAAAAGAAAGGTCTTCTAAACTCATAAGTATCCCCTTATGTTAATTAAATAACTTTTTTGCCGTCACCGGGCTTTTGAACCTGCATCTTGTTCTTAGAACCGATTTTAGAACCAGTATCCAAGCCGCCAAATTGCGAGAAGCGAGGTGTGTTGGTGACGACACCGTGTTGTTGAGTGTTGTCTGTGGGACGGCGAGGTTGCTGTGCACCACGGGGTTTAAACAAGTCCATGATTCATTCCTTTACATAGGTAAATTAACTGGCGAAGGTGCGCCGCCGCCAGCTTGAGGCATAGCAGCACCGCCGGGCATAGCACCGGGAATAGGCGGCATATTGGGAACAGATGGTGCTTGCTGCATTGCCCGACCTTCTGGTGTTGCGCCACCAGCTTTGGGCAAATTCTGAAGCATCTGAATAATTTCAGATTGCTGTAAATCTCGGACTTTACCTTTGCGTGGGCCAAGAATTCCAGTCAATGTTTTGAGAGCTGCAAGGGCTTTTTGGCCTTCTTCTGTCTCGCTACCCAGTGTAGGGAGAGACTGCTCAATCAAATCCATTGCCATAGAAAGATTAACCATTGCACCCTCTTTGTTACCCATCTTGGGTTCGGGTGTCGTCATGGGTGAACCCATTGGCGCAGTTTCATCAGCGGACATTCCGGGGGGAGTCATCGTTGTTTCGGTTGCAGGAGGGACAGCCCCGCCTGCCTGTTGGCTCTTAATTAACCCCATCAATGCGTCTGGTGACGTTGCCATAGTTACCCTTTATAGCCTGATTGTGCGTGATTAAATCAAACTATTGAAATTTGTCAAGTGGGGAGATAATTATTTTTGTCCCTATCTCCCCAAAAGGACTGAAATTGCTTGAAAGCAACGTCATTAAACGGGGGTGTCCCCCGCCTAATTAACGCTTGCTCTTACGCATTTTCTTGTGAGCTTTACGACCACGAGCCATGATAGCCTCCTGATTGAGCCACGCCACTCATTTCACGGGAGAGCGACACACCCCTATTCCCTTGCGGGGAATTTATTAACGACGACGAGTCGTGCGTGTTACTTTTTTGGTTACTTTTTTGTACATGATGTACTCCTTAGTTAACGACTACCACCCATATCTCTACCGGCCCTGCTTGGGGCACGACCAGTAAAGGACTTAATTCCTGTCACACGATACTGCAAGTTGGCAGGTTGGCTACCGGGCCGCAGCGACTCCGTTGTAACACGGGGCTGGTCAGCTTTTGGTTGCGTTCTACCAAGACTTGTTGCCATTATCCTAGTGCCTTCAAATTAGGTTTCTTGCTCTCTTTTGGCGCTGGTTGAGGAGCAGCGGCTTGGCTTTGTGCAGCCATTGCCTCTTTCTTCTTCAACTTATCCTTGAGTAATTGTTTCATGGGCGGCTCAAGCAAGTCAAGCAAAGATTCTTTGTCAATTGCTTGTGCTTTGAACAGATTGAAAGCAAGCTGGCGCAAGTCTTCTGTAAAGATAGGTGAATTTGAGTGAGCATCCACCTTGACCACATAATCGTCCGTAAATTGCTCGGCAATAAATGGATTGCCCTCTTCATCTGTAAAGTGCGTCTTGTCGTACGCTTGCATAATTTTCAGATAAAGACTTGCAACTTTTTCCAGACTGTCTTCAACAATCAACGCGCGTTTTTTAGCTCGGCTAGAACCAAGTCGTGCAAGTTGAGAAGCATGTCCAGCAGAGCGAACGCCTTGTTCACCGTGCCCACTGAGGATGGATGAGATGCCCGAGGCTTCAGCAAACATGCCGTCAACTTCGTGAATAACTTCAAACAATGTGGCTGGCATGTCTGGCGCAAGACGTTCGGCCTTGGCATTGGGCATGTCAGTTGAGAGTAAACCGCCAGCACGGTTAAGCGCAAAATTCTTTTCATCCAAAATGCCCGTAAACCCGATGAGGGCTGTTGGAGGATTGACCTGCTTAGAAAGCAGGTCAAGAATTTCTGTCATGCGTTTATTGCGGAGCTGCTGCAAGAAAACGAGACGTTGAACTTCAGATTGTCCCCAGTAATAGTCAAACTGCGGGTTAGGGCAAATTTGAACAAAAGGCAGTTCGCCTTTGAGGAACATCGACTCGCCGGAGCGGTCGTAAATAACAATGTCTGGGTCAGCCATCGTCACGACTTGATAGTCGTGCGTTTCATCATTCCACACCCAAAGTTCGTACATCTTAACGGTATCTTCAGCCACCGTTGCTTTGTAGCGATTCATGCCGTACAAATCCAGATTCACCGTGCCGTAAAGGGTTGGGTTGGTCTGCGACATGACAATGCGGTCAACGCCTTCAGGAATGTCTTCTGTGCGAGAGTGGTAAGACGTTGTGATGCGCTTAACAATCTGGTCACGCTTAGGATGGTCGTACAAGCGGTTGTACAACTCAGACTTCGTGATGTAGTAAGTCTGGCAAATGGCTTCTTGGCGGTCTGTGTAGGGAATGTCTTCTCGCAACACGCCCATGCAACCAGGTTCAACCATGTAGGGGTGAACGCCTTTGTTGACCACCAACTTAACAAAAGCCGTGTTAAAGACCAGCGCCCAAGTTAGTGCTGTACTAAACACTTGGTCGGCATTGCTATCCAACCAAGAGTCGTTCAAAGCAAGAGTTAGGCGAGGAACTTTAAGCTGCTCAGAATTGTGAGTTGCAGCCCCAGTATTGATACTAAACCGTGTGGTTTCTGCTGAATAGAGAAACGAAGTTAGTTGGTCAATATGAGGGAAAACCTTGTTAAAAATGCTCGGGCTTTCTTCTGGGCCAGAGCCAAACAAGTACCATGAGCGCAAAGAAGAATAATCTCCCTTCCTCTCTTGGAGAGACACCATGCACTTTTCAATCAAGTCCCGGTAAAAAATCTCTCGATGAGTGTGTTCGTGAGGGATTCTCATTATTTGCTAATGGTTAGATTTTCATGGTCTGGAATGTAACTCGCAACTCTCGGGCCTGTCAAGTTGCCAACGTCTTTAGGGTTTACCCCTACCGACTCGCCAGCTACTGAACGGAACGCCCCGCCGCTGAGAACCTGTTTCATGTTCATGCCAGCATTGTTGCCCCAGAGTGCAGCATCGCCCGGACGGGGTTCACGCCGTTGCTCTTGAACAGCTTGTGTTTCTTTTTCCAACTCTTTGGAGCTGGTTTTGTTTTTGCGGGTGTAATACCCGGCTTGGTTTTCGCCCTCACGGGTGGACTTGATGTTGGTCATATCAAAGTCCATTGCGAGCTGCTTGATAGTTTTGTCGCTCTTTTTTGTCTTGTCAGACATTAGCCCCGGTGCTTGTAGAAAGACTTTTGCGACCTCCTCCTCGCATCCTTTCATCGGGCAAGACGGAAACTCCGCCATGCTCTCAAAATAGCCGTGTTTAGCGCATTTAAAGTCGTGTAAGACTGCCATATCATCCCCTTCCTAGTTGTTCAGCAAGTGTTGCCTGTGAATAATCTGCTCGGTTGACTACCCCGGTTCGTATCTTTATCTGCCCGTCAACCACCTGTAGACCCGTTTGCCGGGTAAAAATGGGCTTGGGTTCTTTGCGATAAGTGATGAAACGGGACTTATCTCTGTTCTGCATAACGGCTACTTCACCGTTTTTCCATGCTGTGAAGCCTTTAGACACCCGTTTTTGGATGTATTCCGACAGCGGAACGGTTTGGTAGTAGAAAACATCCAGCAACATGGTGCGGTGGATACCGCAAAGCTCGGCGAATAGGTTGGTGCTGATGCCCCTATTCTTGTCCTTGAGAAACCGCTTAATTTGAGTTTTAAGCTCTCTTTTGCTCATCACTGGAGTCATATTCCACCACATATCCTAAGTCGTACAAGAAGTTAACAAACTCTAGTTCTCTGTGAAAGTCTTTGATTTCGCCGTGGGGCTTGGTAATGCGGACATAGTTCTCGCCTATCAGCCTTCTGCTTTGTGCGTGATGCCCGACCAGACGCTTGAAATCAAACCCATCGTGAAACTTTGGCCCAACGTATTCAATAGAGAAGTCTTTAGCTATCTTCTCTGGTGCATATTTCAAGCCGCAAAACTCTAAATCCTTGCGGTAGATAGCCGTAAGTTGTGCGTCTTCGTTCCAGTTATGAATGTCGTTGGCTTGTTTGTGGACAATCCCAAACTCATTACATGCTTGCAAGAACTTCTTGCTTCTCAGGGAAAAGCCTCCGTTTTGAACAACAGTGCGTTTTCTGTGTTTTGTCCAAGCAAAACCAAGAAGAAATTGGTCGCCGACCCGACCACAGTGCGAGGGTGCACCTATGTAGTCGTAGTCGTAGTACTTTTCTTTAAAGTTTTCCCCGTTTAGCACCCAACCATCATCTTGCACCACAAGACAGTAATCGGTCTTGATATGGTGCTGGAGGCAGTGCATCATGAAAACGGAGTACTGAAGGTAGTCAATAATCCCGACTTGCTTCCACTCAATGTTGTCGGGCAAGCCAACAGGCTTGGCACGGGACAGCAGAAGCCCTTTAGACCCCGGTAGCTGCTTCATAGAGTGGGTGATAGAGGGTAGTGCCCCTGACCCATCGTTGTGGCCGTAAACGCTCACAATGGTTAATTGGTCATGCTTCATAAACGCCTATCTTCTTTAGGTAGTCGGAGACATTTCTGCCAACAGCAATTTCTTCAGGTGTTTTGTCTTCCTGCGCCCGAGAAACGGCTTTAGAAAGACGCTGCTGGACAAGGCGAGGCTGGAGCTGCTCGGCGTAGGCAACAGAAGCAAGGGCCGCCGCAATAACCCGGTCGTCCTTGTTGCGCCCAGAGGCTTCAATACTGCCGCCATCCCGCACAACGGTTTTCATCTCGTCAATCAGGTCGAGGGAGTAAATGTCGAGCATCCCTCTCTCAAAGTAATCCTTCATGTAGGAGAGCATCCGTTCTTTTGTCTGCGAGGTAGTAATCCAGCCAATGCTGTTGCTCATGCCACCCATCGTGTCGTTACGCCGCCAGATGTAGTTACTCATGCTTCCGTAAACGTCCATTAAGTGTTTGCCCATAGCACCCGTCATGGCAGAGGCTTGGCGTTTTAGGTTACGCAACTCATTGATAACGGCTTGGCCCGGCCCGTTCACTTCAAGGTTAAGGGTCGAGTTTTTGTATGCGCCAGCAAGGTGAGCAATCACCCAAGCAAACTGGTAGGTATTGATTTCGCTGGTAGCAAACTCGGCGACCTGTTCCATGCCGTCAGAGTAACAGCGGAAGACCTGGATAACAAAGCGGTCAGCCCAGTCTGAGCTACCGTAAGCGGGGTCTGCCCCAATAACGTAGTAGGCGGTGTCTATAGGCTCTTCCCAGACCTTTAACGTGGCAAGCCTGTCTGTGGACTTAATTACATCCGTGTCGTGGAAGTTTGCCCCCATGACGTAGCGGTAAGAATCGTAGGAGAGCTTTTTAGCAACCTTGATGGCGTCCGTGCAGCGGGCGTTAGAGAAGAAAGAGGTTCCCGTCATCACAAAAGCGTAGTCCTCTGTTGGGGGGAACTCTTGGTACATCAGCGCATCATCCTTGATGCCTTCATACAGTTTCCAGCGCCACCAGGCAATTTGTCGAGAATTGACTTCGTAGCCGTACAGCTTTTTAATGTCTCTCGTCCATTCCTTCTCTTCAGCGTTTAGCTTACCGTCCCAGTAAACTTTGTACACATCAGAGTTGGGGTCGGCAGAGTAATACTCGTTACGCCACCAACCGCAAAAGATAGCTTTCTGGGTTCTAGCTCTCTTAGCCGTGGTGTACATGTCGTGAAACATGTTGAAGCCCCGAGCAGTGGATTCAAAGATGTAGAGACGGTTCTCGTTCTTCTCAGCAAGAGAGGCTAGGAGAGATGCCAGGCCTTCTTCGTCACCCCAAGAACTTGTTTCTGTACCGTGCAGGTATGTAATCGCCTTGCCACGACCGAGGCTTCCCTTTGCCCTAAGTCCAGCGACTTGATAAAAGAGACGGCTGCGGTTTTTGAGAGAAAGCTGATTTCTGTTGTGGGCGATGAGGGGAATCCTGTACTCTTTAGGAAGACCTTCCATATACATGGACAGTGTGCTTCTGAACATGTCACGGTTTTCTTCTGTGTCTGTTGTGAGGGTTCCCTGCAATCCATTGTTGATGAAGTGCCAGTAGAGGTCGAGTGCGAGAGAGATGGTTGTGATACCAAGTTGGCGTCCTTTTAAAATAACGAAAAAATGAATGTCTTGTGCCAGACCGTCAGCAATTTCCTGCATGACATAGGTTTGCGTCCCAAGAAGGTTGTCCATCTTCTTCAGACCTTCTTCCTTCGTCTCAATCTTCAGTTGAGCACAAAAGGCGTAGAACTGTTTTAAATTAAATTTCACTCCAGCTCCCAGTTAAGAATGTCCCACTTAGCTCTGTCGCTTCTGGCAACGCTGCACAGCTCTTTCACAAAGACCTCATCGTAAGACTCCACCCACTGCTTGTGCAAAGCCCACTTCTGCTTCTTGGTCTTACAGGTTAGCGTCCTAGCCAGCTCACGCTGTAAGTTCTTCCTGCTTTCCAATAACTGTGCTTCCCAGACCTTCTCTTGCTCAGTTGGGCTTAGGCTTTTCATCTCGGTTTTGTTTCGTAAATGACTTCACCTTTAGGGGACACAAGTTTCTCGCCCACCCAAGATGGCGCACCCTCTGTTGCCCATTGAGATTCTTTGCTGAAAGACTCATGGTAGGGGGTCTTGTATGTGTCTGGGTAGTGCAACGCCTTATCAATAGCGTTGACCGCTGCCTGAGGCGCTTGACCCTTCTGTAAAGACAAGTAATAACCCCTCATGTCGTAATCAGGGTATTTGTCCTTAGGGTCAAAAGGAACTTTGTTTTTGGCTACCCAATCCATAAAAGCCTTTTCCGTCTCTGGAGGCAGTTGTGTTAATTGCGCTTTCCAATCAGGTCTGGCGTAGGCCAAGTTTCTTTTAAGCAAGTCCTCACGGTATTTTTTATAACTCTCTTGTTCAATCAGGCTCATGATTTCTTTGTTGGTTGCCATTACATATCCTTTACATTTCAATTAGGCTTAGGCTTTTCATCCAGCAACTCTTTCACCCGGTTCAGCTCGGCATAAGCCTCACCCAACATCCGAGCACTCTCAGAATGAACACGCATAAGCTCAGAGAACAACTCTCCATGCTTCATGTTCCACACCCTCTCCATGTAGTCCTTCTTCATCTGCTCCTGAGCCACCTCAGAAGGCGTAAACACATGATTAGACCCATTTAAAGTACTCGCCATACCCTCACCCCTCCATCTTCTTTCCTAGCTATAAATTTCAAGCCCAGACGCTTGCCAGCACGGTAGTTGTAATTGCACACCAACTGCAACTTACCCTCCGGCACAAAGAACGAATCCCCCACATCCATGTCCGTGTACGGATACTTCTTCCTCGACACAGGCAGCGGAACATCCTTACTGACTTCTACTTCACTAATCATACATCTTCCCCTCTACGCTATGTGTGTACTATACACCAATAAACAGAAATACAACAGACAAAAAAAAGCCACCCCGAAGGATGGCCTAAGTCTTTTGTCTCAACTCTCAACGACAACTGCGAATTGTCAAAAGCATCTTAACAGAAAAGTAGAATTTTTTTTGGGGGGAAAGACGAATGGGGCACGCACACACCACTCCTCAGACCCAATGACAT